GGCCGCCCCAGTCCCTAAGGACTGGCGTAACTAAGTAAGTAGTTGCCTCACCCCGCGGCTCCAAGATTTGAGGTTTGGCATGAACAGTTGGTCAGGCTGCTCTTTGGGCCGAATTACGTTTCTGCCTGTTACGCCGTCTTCTGGTATGAGGGTGACCTCCTGTTTGCTGACAAGGAACGTGTGTAACAGGTAAACACCGTTCCAGTGTAGTCTATAGTCCAGAGTAGGCGGACACATAATAGGAAGCACCCAAACGGGCTCCGTGCCTAGAATGTTGGTCTGCATCTTACGACTAACGTTTTCAACTTCTTAACCGGCTAGTTGTTTACAGGACTCTGCCGGCCTGATGCTCCGCGTCACCATGAACGCCTGGTTATCACATAGAAACTTGCGGCCCCGGAGCGGTGTCCGTGTTACGCAAACGGTCTCGGTTCTGGTTACCTGTGGGTACGCGTGTCAGACACAGAACCCCTCGAGCACAGCGGTAAGTCGGGCAAAAGTATCACTCATCTCCTAGACTAACTCCCACTCCGCACCCTTCCGGGTCAATGTAGCTAGGACATTATGGGCCCAGTGTCAGCATCCAGCCATGTATTGGAAACTACCAATCTGCGGTGGTCGTCAACCCACCTATACATGTGCCTGCAACACGGTCATCCCTTACTAAAACGTCGTTGACCTAGCCCGCGTGTGGTTTCCCATGGTGTTAGCCGTGATGGAAATGAGCGGTTGGTATACTCCTTAGTAGATCCCACTGGCATTGGCTGCCAAAACAAGGGTCGCAACTCCCTCCGTGGTTAGGCGCTAGCATAAGCTGCTACGAACGACACGCACAGACAAGATCCGAAGAACGCCTGCTCAGCCAACGGGACGCAACCCCCGCCTATCGCTTTAAACCTACTAAGACAATCCCTTACAAACCTAGCTCTCGGTTACTGTCGCACTTCCCCTGCCAACCCTCCCCTCGACGAACACAGTCCTGCCCTATATCACCGCTACGAGTGGCCGCCACGGGGGAATGCCGTGCCGGGTTCCACAACCAGTTGGTCTCCAATATCCGGATAGCAACCTTTCCTATGCGTAGCACCGTTAGGGTGGTGTCCAACGGACACCAAACTGCACGCTCCTTCCTATGTTTCCCCAGCCGTCCTAGCAGTTAGGACGGTATCCGCAAGCCCAAGCTGGTGTTGAACCAGTCACCGTTGGCATAAGCTGCCTAAAAGAGGGGCGCAACACCCTCTGCGGTAGATTACTCCTTGAGCCTCCTTCCTCCAAGGAAGAGGTCAATTCTGTTCCCAACAAGGTCAGTCTCGTCATTAGGCCCGTTTCCAACCAACACCTGGTCGAAATGTTCACCGACGGCCCAATGGTCGAGACTGGCAACTAACTGTTGCTCCAGAATCAACTGCTCCTCCACACCGATGCCCCAAGCTTTCTCGAAAGAAACTCGGGAAGCAGCAGTACATCCCCTCAACTTGCCCAACGAGGTGTAAGAACCTAAACCCCATCTCAAGCGCTCCTCTAGAAATTCCGATGGATCCTTCAAATTGCGGTAGCTTGACAGTTTGCGGAGGGCACTGGCGAAATACGCCTCCAGCAAAGGGATCCCATTGGCTAGTGCAAGTTCGGCTTGACAGACCGCTTTCAACAAAGGACCGGTGAATGCGCGTTGGTTATAATGCCGATAACCAGAGAACGCGTAACTCAACGTCTTGAAAGGGTGCCGAACCATGGTATAACGTTCACCGTTATAACATGGCTTACACTGACCAAAGGTAATTTCCTCGAGTAGGTCGACAGGTTTCTCTACAGTCATCTCATGCCCGCACACCTCGGACATAAACGCCGCAAAGCCATCCCGAAGATCCCTGGCAACTCGTCGTTCAACAAACAGCAAGGCATTGTCACCATCAGCTAAGTAAGTGGCGCGAAACTGCCCAAGGTGTTCAGAAGCCAGTTGCAGGGTGGCATCGACAGCAGATCCCATGATCAGGGTGTTGCCCAGACCAGTGTTGAAATCTCCCGATGCTCTACACCCCTCCCTACTGTACTTAATCCCACCAACAGTCTTGCCCCTCAAACCCAACTGTACCTCTAACAGTTCGTTCAACGTCTTGTCGCCCGGGTAGACAGCTTTGTAGACGCTATGCTCAAGCTTCAATTGACGCTTAGAGACATGAGCTTCAAAAGCCTTGCCGTCCACCTCGAAGACCACGCAATCTCCCACAGACCCCATCTTCTCTTCTAGAATCCTCGCCCTCGAGAATCCGTCTAGGCCCTTGCCTACGACGCGCGTTGGCGTGACACCCCCCATACCGAATTTCCAGCGCCTCCAGAGTGCATGCTCTATCGGCTTCAGGTATGAGGCTAACACTAAGTTGAATCTTGGCGAACGACACATGATCATTCGAGGCTTACTTCGCTTCTGCAAAGGATTGAACTTTTCAGCCTTTAAGAACGCGGAAAGAACCTTATCGTACTTGGTTAATTCCGGTTCCACATCCAGTGATTCCAGTGCTTCCTGGTATCGTCGTCGCAACCTTCCTGTGTAAGTCGCGACTACCCCCTCTAAGGTCATCCTTTCAATCTGTAACTTCCTAAGAAAAATCCCCAATTTCTTAAATGGTTTGGCGAAGTTAGGATTGTCAGGCTCCACAGGTGTAGGCCCTAGAGTGCGCATCTTCAGCGCGGCAACCTCGTTATGCAAGCAGTTGGCATGTACACCAGCCGCCCATAAC